GGTTGTACTTTGTTTTACCGGTCCGCTTATCTGTGCCAACCACCTTTTGAAGCGTAAGGTTTTTATCTTCTACATGGACATAATACATATCGTTGATCTTAACCATGATTATACCTCCGTTCAAATGTTTAGGGCATTCCGGAGAATGCCCTTTACCTGTTCTTCACTAGCCCGCCCGTGCGTGTCGGCAATGTGATTGACAGTACCGTTGCACCGTCTGTGCCGCCACATACAAGGCGTAGTTTCATGTAGTCTATTTTTTTAGCCTTCAGTTTAACCCTCTTTGGCTGTGGACTAAAGTTGGTCTGGAATGAGAAGTTAGAGAAATCCCATGTATCAAAACTCGACAGCCCATAGAATACGGTCTTAATAAATCTGAATGTTGCGTCCCTATCGGTAGACAGGTATATGTCAACATGGGTACTTATATAAGGCACCATTGAAATAAACATCATCTGGATAAACTTCCTTATCCAATCTGCGCCGAAATTGTGGTATCCCATGTCCCATGTTGCAACGATTTCCTCCCCGTCGAACGTGACTTCGTTTTCGTCAAACATCATTATTTGCCCGTCCGTCGTGCCGAAGCACAGCTTTTTATCGACGGTCATAAAGCAGGTCGGTTCATGTGGCAAGTCAAGGATATACCACGCCCCACGTTCTCCCCGTGCGCCGGTTACGCGGTAGTTGTAAACCCATATCCGCTTGCCAACGCATAAGAGGTATAACCCGTTTTCGTCCCAATCCCATGTAATGGCCTTCGACAAGTCCAGCGGGTCGAGGTCACGCTGTATGCGCTGGCTTATCCATTGGGCGTTCTTTTCGTTCATTACATAGGTCGATACCCATTCGTATATGCCTTTCCATATAGTAAACGGGTTATTGAAGATTATCTGCGTCTGTCCCATAGCGATATTGCCAACCTTTGCGTTGATAGGGAATGTGGGGAATATGGTTGTAAACAACCCGCTATTAGGGTCGGTATATGATTCACTGGTTGAATACCACGCCGAAGCCCCGGAGGAATCCCCGGAAGTGAATATAATCTGCTTGTCGTACTGCGTCAGAATGTCCGTAATTTCATGTTCCCCGACGGTTGAATCGGAAGCATAAGGCCAATATGTTGGGTCTGATACTCCATGCTGTGTTACACCTGACGGATAACGGGTATTGCGATAGTTCGGGTTTCCGAACAGCCAGAATCTTGCGTAATACACGCCGCCATAATAGCGGCAGTTGGTTATTCTTTTTCTAAACTCAGCCTCTTCCTTTGTCCATGATATTTCAATATTGTTCGCCCCTTCGGGCGGAGGATTTACGAACGATACTGTACCGTATGTAAGGTCAACAGTGTAATCAACGCCTGCTCCTTGTTCGTCCGGGCCAATAAAGACGGAATCCACCGAATCAATATTATCTTCCATAAGTTGAAACGATGTCCTATCTCCGTCTGCCGAAAATTTCATTTTCTTTTTGCCTGACAGGTAATTTATACCTTCAACAAGCGTACCTCCGCCCGTCGGTGGCGCACCACTAACAACAAGCGGCACATAGCCCTCAACAACCTTGAACGTTGTACCGTCCCATTGGTAGAATTCCGTCCCGTCGAGGATATACACGACATTGTTTGACGCAAAGAAGGTTGTGGGGTACGCGTCCACTATTGTGCCGATTTCAACCTCTGTCTTGGCGGTAAAGTCGTATTCGTATACCTTGCCGCCCCGGGCGAAAAGGAAATGGTCAATGCCGTGGATTTTGCCCCACCACATGCCGTTTACCTTCTTGCCCGCAACTGAAGCGTTAAGGCTTTTGTACCCATACTGCTTTTTCAGTTTCAAGTCATCGGTTATCGTCCAGTTGGACATTTCCGATGCCTCTCCTAGCTCAAGCAGGGTTTCGGTTTCTTGCTTGTTCACGCCGAAAAATTTATCAAGTATCACATATTGCGGTTCAGCCATCTATCTCACCTACCTTTGTTGGAAAACAGCCAATTAAAATTTGTCACTACTTTTTCAACCTTCCTACGTTCTCTCTTGAATTTCCTTAAATTGTCCGGGTCGTATCCGCAGAAATCATCACACAACGGATTAACACAAACCATTTTCAGTTCGTTGTATACGTCCGTTGAATTCAGCTCGCTGACCATCCGGCTTTCTGCAATATACATCTTGCCGCCGCAAGTTTCGCATTTCATTAAACCACCTCCAGTAATAAAACAGGGAGCGGGGGTTTCCGCTCCCATCAGTTTTTGTTATTCACCCAAAACCTCTATTATATTGAGGTTGCCGCCACGCAACACCCGCCCTCTCTTGAATTCCTCAAACAGGCTTGATTTCAAATATTCTGCCTCTTTAAGCCGGCGGAATACGTGGAAATGGCCGTGATTGTCATCATCAACTTCTCTGTAAAATGACTCCCACCGAGCCCTTTCCCGGGCATATTCGGCGCTGTATTCCTGGTGCGCCTTCAAATATTCAGACAGTGCTTCTCTGAGGGCTGCCCGTGCCTGTATGGCTTTTTCAAGAGGATCCTTCAGTTTTTCGTTCAACTTTATAATATGCTCGTTGAACGCATTGATAAATTGTTCTTTTGTGAAGGGCTTCCTTGTGAGCAATTCCGCCTTTACAGCTTTAGCTGATTCTATTTCCTTATCAATCGCGTGCAGGCGCATATGGATTTCAACCATTTCGGCGGGGCTTTCTTCGATGTCGTCATTGATTTTGTCATTTATCTCCTGCTTTTCCGTTTCCAGGTCTTTTATCCTTGCATTAATAGTCCTTATTCCTTCAATCCACTTCTTATACTTTGCGTAAATTGTGCTATCTTGTAACATTTTCATCAACTCCTTTACTCTGAATCAAACCCTGCAATGAACGGGTCAGGGTCGGGTTTTCCTTTTGCAAATCCACTGGGGATTTCTTCTTCTAGCCCATTAAGGAAAGGATCGTGTTTTTCGAAAGACTTGACGAGATTGCCGTTACGATTAAACGCTTTCCAAGTCTCAAGAGAGATTTCATCGGGCTTGACGTTTGGATATTCTTTTAGAAATTCTTCATATGCTTCAGCGTCAAGCGCATCCCTCACACGGTTTATAATGCTGGGGTCTTTGTGATATGCCGCCGCTACGCTTTCTGAGTAGCCCGCTTTGAGCAATTCATTGTATGCCCGCTCATAGAGGCGATTATTGGCTTCGTCAATCTCGTTCTGCTTTTCGATATACTCTTTTGCCGCCGCTTCTCTTGCTTCGGCTTCCGGGTCTGCTGGAAGGATGATATCGTTATCTTCCATTTCCGGATCTGCTGGAAGGATTACATCGTTTTCTTCCATGGAATCTCACTCCTTTTTATGTTATTTTTTAGTTGAACACTAATAGGTCAGATTTGCTGTTAAGGTATAACAGGCGGATCACGTCCGGCATGGTTCATGTTATCACCTTCTATTTGGTATAATTTTACAGTCGGTATTGAAAAATAGGTGCGCGTGTATTTTGGGGTATGGGATTTTGTTGCTGCTATATGTTTGACGTATACAATCACCCTCCCCCTACCCCTTCAAATAAGCACCGGGTACTACCCTCCCCCCCGTCAAGCTTCCTTATTGTCCACCTTGCGTATAAGTCCTGCTGTCTCCAAGAAATCAAGCAACATATCTTGCAGCTGCTCATTGGCTTGCAGCTTATAAGCCGAAATAGTTTGTCTTCTAATCTCTTTAATTGATTCACCTTCCGGAATCTTTGTACTTATCTCAATCACTCCGCTTTGCTTATAGTGCTTAAATCTCTGCTTTCCAGCATCTACAACAGAAGGGTTTTCACATTCCCAGTATGGCTTATTCATTTTACCGAACCTCACTTTCTACAAAGATTTTCAGCATAGCATATTCAAGCCTATCAATTGGTTGCATGATGTTGTCATAGATTTCCATATAGCGGTCAATGTCGGTTATGATATCAAATACCTTTTCCGGTTTAAGGGTATCTAATATGATGTCCCAGACTTTTTCTTCTTCATCGAAGCCAGCACCGCTTTGATTCAATATGCCGGTTTCAATGAGGTCGATAAGTTCACCCGTGGTAAGCTCCGTTACTTCGTACTTTGACGCGCTTCCGCTTGGCAGATTGTAAGCCGTAAACAAGGCCAGAATATAAGCAATTTCAACCTCCTTTTCGTGCCCGGCTATCTTTGTAATAAAGAAGTCAAGCAATTCGTTTCTTTTCATTTCTTCAAGTTTCATTCTTTAAATCTCCCTTCAATTTGTTTGTGTGTAGATAATTTGCAGCACAAATAATAAAAGCCTTATTTTTTAAGGCTTTCAACTCCGACAATCTAATAGTTTGTTAGAGGGTCATATCTCTTTAAGCAGGTTTGGATGATGTTTCTTTATTGCTTCGATAATACCTTTAGCAAACTGAGGGTCAAGGACCGACAATTCAATAATCAGTGATTGCGTTTCCTTTAAAAATTGCTCATAAGGCTTTGCTTTTGCTATCTTGGCGTGCTCTAATGCATCCTGTATTTCTCCTGCTGTTAGGCCAGTTGCCCTGATTTCTCCAACTTTCATTTAATCGCCTCCTTGGTTATCAATTTTCACAAGTATATAATTCCCGTTTATTTCCTTGGCTGTATGGCCTGTAAGCTCAAATAGTAACCTTCTATCGGGGTTTGACTTAGGGCTAGGATTTGAGGCACTTTTAAGCAATGCCGCCATAACACCGGAAATACCTTCCTTCAAAACATCTAAAGAAGTTTTATTAACTAATTCCATAAACGCAGGATCGTGTAGAGCTGTATACCATGCCTGCCGGGAAACACCTATCCGTTGACACTTTTCCGTAACTGTTAGGCCTATGAATTCGGGATTCAATAAGGCCATAAGGATTTTTTCACGGGCGGGGGATAGGCGGGGAGCGTCACTCTCTGTCAAGTATATATCCTTTACACCTTCAATTTCATCCATCATCATCACCTCCATTCAGTGGAGGGTTTATATATTTATTGAAGGTTTGGAGGCTTTTCCGACATAAACACTATATAAAAATATATAAGACATATACCGGAATTGCCTCCATACCCTCAATGCCCTCCATTATTTATAAAAGGATTGTCGTCAGCATCTTCATCAATGATTGCTATATCCAGCCAATAGTTACCTGTTGATCTGACAGACTTTTTGAATCCTTTTTCCTGCAGCCTTGTACTGAATTTAGTCTGCGACAATGTGAACTCTCCATTATCTTTAGACCATTCAGTGTATTTCCTGTATAGTTCGCTTGATTTTGTGCATTTCTGAGTATTTGTTACGCAACAATCCGAAATAAACCTTGTCAGCACATCCATTTCCGAACGGTACTCACCCGTTGCCTTTACAACTTCCTCCGGCTCTCCCAGGCCATCTTTTAGCCAGTCCATACAACCCATTACAGCCCAGTTAAGTATACCGGCCTTTTCCTTCCGCAGCTTGTTTGGAAGTTCCTTGTCCCTTTCCGGCTCGGGGATCGTCACGTTGAAGGGAATAAGCTTAATCCTCCTCCAGATAGCATGATCGGTTCCGCGAATAACAGGCTTGTGGTTCGTGCCTATCCACAGTTTGAAATGTGGCTTGAATTCAAAGTATTCAGCCCTCATAAACCGGGCTGTCATCTTTTCCCCGCCAGTCATTTGCTTTACAAGGCTTTCTGCCATCTTCCGGCCTTCTTCAACCTCAGAAGCAATAACAAACCGTGCGCCCTTTAACCTGGCCACATCATTACTTATGCCTCCTGTGTCTTTTGACAACAATGTATCTGTCGGTGTGCGCTGTGCATAGTCGGATAGCGTTTCCGCAATTGCTTCAAGGAACGTAGTCTTGCCGTTAGCCCCGCTGCCATACAACATGAACAAGCACTGTTCGCGGGTACTGCCCGTTAAAGAATAACCTACTGCCCGTTGCAAGAATGAAATAAGCTCTCCGTTGCCGTTCATGATCCGCTCAAGGAATTTAGCCCATTCTTCAAAGTCTGCGTAAGGGTTATATTCAGTTGGAATGATCCTTGTTATGTAGTCTTTTCGATTATGCGGCCTTAATTCGCCTGTCCTAAGGTCAAGTGTCCCGTTCTTGCAGTTCA